GCAGCGTATGCCCGGCTCGACCGGCGGCATCGTAGTGCCGACATTCAAACACGGACTCACAAACACCATTCCGGGCTTGCTCGCCGCTTGGAAGCGCTGGGGCTTCATCGAGGGCATACACTATGTTGTCGGAAAGAAACCGCCCAAGTCGTTTCGTCAGCCCATCATCGACCCGAAAGATTATGAACACGTCATATCTTTCTACAATGGCTCGGTGGCCGTGATTATATCACAGGACCGACCCGGCAGCTCCAACTCGCTAACGCTCTCGTGGCTGCTCGTCGACGAGGCAAAATTCATTGACTACGCCAAGCTCAAAGACGAAACGTTTCCGGCCAACGGCGGCATTAAGTCGCACTTTGGCAAGCACTCCTTCAATCACTCAATTATGATATTGAGCGATATGCCGCAGACGCAGAAAGGCTCGTGGTTCCTGCATTACCGCGACAAGATGGACCCGGAGCTGATAGCAACCATTGAGGCCACCGTCTTTGAGATATGGCGAACGAAGGAGCGCATCCGCGCCCTCTCGCGTTCCCAATCCCCGGTTCCCGGCTACTTGAAAGGCTACCTGCGCCGCCTTGACCGCGACCTTAACAAGATGCGCTCCGTGGCCGTCTACTACCGCGAGTATTCCTCAATCGAGAACCTGCAACTTCTCGGCGAGAACTACATCAAGCAGATGAAGCGCGACCTTACACCTTTGACATTCCAAACCTCTATCCTTTGTCAGAGGATCGGAATTGCAAAGGACGGCTTCTATTCCTCCATGCGCGAGGGGCACAAGTACGACTCCAACGATAATCAATACCTCGATACTCTCGGTTATGATTATGACTTCTCGACGCTCGACTCTCGCGCCGACAAGGACGTGGACCCGGACGCGCCCATCTGCATCGGCATGGACTACAACGCCAACATCAACTGGATTGTCGCCGGTCAGCCGCGCGACCGCCGACTCAACGTTATCAAATCCTTCTACGTCAAGTTCGAGCGTAAGATTCCGGCACTCGTCGAGGACTTCTGCCGTTACTACGCGGAGCACCGTAACAAGACCGTGGTCTTTTATTACGATTCCACCGCTCTCGGCTCGAACTATGCCGTCAACGACCAGGATTTCCATTGGGCTGTAGTCCATGAATTTGAGCGCCACGGCTGGCGCATCGAGTCCGTGTATCTCGGAAACCCGATGCGCCATGATGAGAAATATCTTCTCATCAACAACGCATTCGCCGGCAAGCAGCGGCTCATGCCGTTCTTCAACCGCACCAACAATGAAGACCTGATACTCGCCATCCAGTCCGCAGGCGTAAGCCGTGGTCGCAACGGCTTCCGCAAAGACAAGTCCGGCGAGAAGCTCGCCGAGTCCGAAGAAGACCTACTCGAACACCGCACTGACGGCTCCGACGCTTTCGATACTCTCTACATCGGCGCGGAAAAATTTCCGTATCACGACAGCTTCTCGCTCTCGATGTCAGGTGTGTTATGACAATAAGTTGGCACGATTATCATACCAACTGAACGCAAAAAAATGCAATATTTCAGTCGAATATACCGTGTGAAATATTGCCTATGTCGCAGATTTTTCGTACCTTTGTAGAAACAAACGATACTTCAAAATCTTATGGAACAGCGCGTAAAAGTATATGTAATTTCCGACCCGCTCGCTATCAACTTCCTTGTTGATGATGATATTGACGGCTTCAAGGAATACCTCGACTCCGACGATATGCTCGACTTCCCCGAACCCGAAGTGTTCGAGACCGAGCAGCAAGCCCTCGCTTTCTGCGAAGGACTCGGCTACGGCACCGACGAACGCGCCGTGCCGGATCGCTATCCGCTCCGCTCCTGCGAACCTGCCGACGCTCCCTTCATCGAAGCCATCGAGAACTATTGATACTCAACCGCTCAATTTAAGCCCATCATTGAAAATTCTTAATCCGAGACCCCAAAACTCTCGGATTTTTTTATTAACTTTGCAACCTAAATGCGCCAGCGCAGACGAATGACCGCCCGATGTAAATAACATCTTATACAACATATTAAGGAACTTCTTTGTAGCCGCAAAAGGTTTGGTCGCCTGTCTGCCTACATTGGAGTTCTTTATTGTTTAACCATGAGTAAGACACTCAGATTCATAGACCTATTCGCGGGGCTTGGTGGTTTCCACCATGCTTTATCCAAACTTGGCCTGCGAAATGGTGAGGTGAATTTTGAGTGTGTGTTTGCTTCGGAACTTAAGGAAGACCTACGCAAACTCTATAAAGCGAACTTTCCAGGTACACCAATATACGGAGACATCACTCAAATTTTGCCTTCTCAGATACCTGCTCATGACATTTTGTGCGCAGGATTTCCTTGTCAACCTTTTAGTCAAGCGGGTAATCGGCAGGGATTTTTGGATGAAACCCGTGGCAACCTTTTCAATTATATCCATGAAATAATTCAGGAGCATCGTCCACAGTATGTTTTTTTGGAAAATGTAGCCAATCTAAAAGGGCACGACAATGGCAATACATGGGAAACCATTCGTCGTATGCTTGAAGAACTTAGGTACGATGTTAAGGCAGAAATTTTATCTCCTCATAATTTTGGCATAGCTCAACATCGACGCCGAATATATATTGTTTGTCGAAACCTTGATTATGGCGATTTGTCTTATTTTGAATTTCCTAAAATTGACAGGAAATTCAAATGCGACATCAATCGGGTTATTGATATATCCGACACAGATATAACTCCATTAAAAGCCGAAACCAAAAATCAACTTGCTATGTGGCAAGAGTTTTTGGACAAAACAATTGAGGCAGGAGATTCAATTCCTCAGTTCCCGATATGGGCTATGGAATTTGGTGCTACTTATGATTTTGAAAACATCGCACCTGCATATCAATCTCCCTCTCAATTGCGTGGTAAAAAAGGAAAACTTGGCAAGGAAATTACCGGCCTCACATTAGAAGAATGTTTGTCGCAGTTGCCTAACTATTCTCAGACTGACCATAGTGAAGTTTTCCCTAAATGGAAAATCAGATACATCCAACAAAATCGCGACTTTTATTCTAAGCATAAATCTTGGCTTGATTCATGGCTTCTAAAAGTAGCTAACTATGAAAACAGCCATTTAAAACTTGAATGGAATTGTGGCAAGGATGCCGATGCCGTTCTGTCTGATAAAATCATACAATTCCGTGCATCGGGCATCCGAGTAAAGTTACCTACATTCTCGCCTGCGCTCAATCTTGTTGGCACACAGACTCCAATTTTCCCATGGATTCAATTACCGTCTAAGTTTAATATAGACGGCAAGCCTCAATTTGGTCGTTATATGACAATTTCAGAAGCAGCAGCTATACAAGGCATGAAAGAACTTCTTGCCGAGTACAAGTCAGACGATTTTCCGCTTACAACTTCAAGGATATTAGAAGCTCTTGGAAATGCCGTAAACGTAACTTTAGTAAAATATATCGCTAAACACATATTCGTCAATGAGTAATAAGGTATCAATAGCAACAACCCCGTTAGTTTACCAAACCTTTCGCTATATCAGTAACAAGGTTTGGAACGCTTTGGCTGAGTATGTCGATAATTCTATTGCAAGTTTTCAAAGCCACCATGATTTGTTACAACGAATCAATCCGAATCAAAAAGTCAGAGTAGACATATCCATTGACATTGAATCGGATTGTATTCAAATCCGTGATAATGCCTTTGGCATCGATTCCTTTAACTTCAATCGTGCTTTTGAACTTGCAAACATTCCTTTAGATGCAAGCGGTCTGAATGAATTTGGTATGGGCATGAAAGTATCTTCTATATGGTTATCAAATCTTTGGACTGTCGAAACTTCCGCATTTGGTGAGACTGTCAAGCGTCGTGTTGAATTTGACCTTGAAAATGTTATTCAAGATGAAATGCTTGACTTGGATGTTATCGAAGAACCCGAGCTTGCAGAAGCCCATTACACCATCGTTACACTCCACAAATTATCTCAAAATAAACCCGGCAAAAGGCAACTTGCTTCGATAAAGAAACATATTGCCAGTATATACACCAAGTTCATTAGGGATGGTCTATTAGAACTATATGTTAATGGTGAATTAATGGAGCATCAACCTCTTAAGATTCTAAAAGCCCCATACTACAAAACGCCTAATGCCGAGGCTATTGAATGGTATAGGCCAATTGAATATACCTTTGAGAATAGCTACTACCGTTATTCTGTCAAAGGCTTTATCGCCATATTGGAAACTCAATCTACTTCTACGGACAACGGTTTTTTACTTTTTCGTAGAGGCCGTGCTATTGACAGCAGCGGTGATGAAAAATACCGCCCTACCATTTTGAGTGGTGAGGTGGGTTCGCCTCGATATAAACGCATCTTTGGCGAACTCGAATTGGAGGGATTTGAAGTTTCTTTTAATAAGGGCACTTTCCTCCAAGACGAAGACTTTGATATGTTTATCCAACTTCTTCGTGAAGAAATTGCATCCAATAAGGAATTCGATATTTTTGGTCAGGCTCAGCACTATACGAAGCCAATCGCACTACCAACAAAGAAAACGATTGCTTCTAAATTCGGCAGTGCCTTTGGTTCGATTAATATTAATTCTACATTCGAGCCTTCAAATTCGACTCCAACGGCTCAGATTTCTTCCGCATCCACAACCTCGGAAAACAATCAGCCCTCTACGCCATTGATTGAAGAGCCTACGTCCGATAATATATCCGATGCAACACCACTCTACGATTCTGAAATTCCAATGACCGTTGACGGCTATTCTTTCACTATTCGTCTAAGGGCGGTCAATGGTGAATCAACGCAAGGTTTGTATTCCTTGGATGTAGACCCCAATAACGCCGACCACTTTATTTCAACTCTCAACCTAAAGAATCCATTCTTTGATACATTTGCCAATCTTTTAAGCAAAGACGATGGAATAGTTCCTTTAGTTAAAGTGGTACAAACAATGGTATCTACTGAAATAATGCTGGGAAAGCAAGGACAACATTCTGCTGCTCAATATTTCCGCTCTAAGTTTAATTCTTATTTTGGCCAATTCTAATGAGTGAGACTATATCCATATTAACCGATGACCCTGTTGATTATAGGCAACGACTGATTGTAGGCTCTCATACGATTAAACTTGCCGAAACCTTGCCTATTGATGATGCCGCAAAGGCTATTGTTATAGACGAAGCAATGGACATACTCTCCCATTGTGTGCCGCCGGGTAGACATGACGATATTACCAATATTGCCGTCGGATATGTACAGAGTGGCAAAACTATGTCGTTTACTGTTCTTTCTGCCTTGGCCGCTGATAATGGATATCGCATCATTATTTACCTGACTGGAACCAAAACCAACCTACAAGGCCAAACATATCGGAGATTAAGAAAAGATTTATTAGGGGGCAACCGATTTGGCGATTACAAAATCTTTGATGACAATCTCCGAAATTACCATATTGACATCAATAGGGTAAAAAATTTCCTTGATTTGGGCGATTGTGTTCTCCTATTTCCGATATTAAAACACTATCAACATATTTCTGAATTAGCGGAAATTTTCGGTTCAGTTTCGATTAAATCAAAACTGAACGAATTAGGCGTCCTAATTATTGATGACGAAGCTGACCAATCAAGTTTCAATACCTATGCTCGTAAAAATTCTCAATCTGACGATTGGGAAGAAGATGAGTTCAGCAAAACCTATGCAAGCATATTGAAACTAAAGAGTGTATTTCCGTCTCATTCCTACGTGCAATATACGGCTACTCCACAGGCCGCTTTCTTAATCAGTAATCAAGATATACTATCACCAAAATTCCATACTGTCCTCACTCCAGGTAAAGGTTATACTGGTGGTAAATTCTTCTTCAAGAATGAAACTATGGAACTTGTTAAAACGATTCCCGATGAAGAAGTATACCATTATCAAAGAAACCCTCTTAATGATTGCCCACATTCTCTATTGAAATCATTACGAGAGTTTATAGTTAGCGTAGCAATCAAGGTTTGCATTCGAGAGGACATAACTTTTCTTACCATGATGATACACCCTGACGGTCTGTGTGCATCAAATGAAAAGTTCGCAAATTGGGTAGATGGTAACCTCGCATCTTGGAGAGATATTCTTAATGCGTCATCTAATGATTTTGCCCGACGTCTATTAGTTGGTGATTTTAGACGTGCGTATGATGAAATCACCAAATATATTACTTCTGCGCCCTCATTTGATGAAGTGATGAACGTACTTAATAGAGTCCTTTTATTTACCCACGTCCATCTTATTCAAAGTATATCGTCTCAATTTAGCTCGATACAGCCGGAAACTGAGATAGACTGGGAGGAAGATATAGCGCATATCCTTATTGGTGCAGATATGCTCAACCGCGGATTCACGGTTGAACACTTGTCTATGACTTATATGCCTCGTTCTACTAAAGGCCGTGCAACTGCTGATACAATCGAACAGCGTTGCCGTTTCTTTGGTTATAAGATGAAATATGCAGATGTCTGTCGCGTTTATCTACCGCAAAAAAGTATTCAAGAATATAACGATTATGTTGATCATGAAGAAGTACTTCGTTCAACCTTGCGTCAATGTTCGTCTCTTAAAGAACTGTCGTTACATTCAATGCAAATTGCCAATACATTAAATCCTACACGCACAAATATCTTATCTAAGAAACTCATTCGTTCGCGCCTTTTTGGTTGGCGACAAATGATTTCTGTCGACTATATATCCCACAACAATGCTGTTGTCGCTCAGTTTTTAGAATTTCTTGCCTCGCGTTGGAACTATTGTCATACTTACGAGAAACCAATGCAAAATCATCGATATGCTGACGTTTCCATTGATGAGTTCCTTAACTTCTTCTCAAACATCAAATATATGGATGTGCCTAATATTACACGTAAAATAGTCACCATACAGTATTTGACATCACTTCGAGAAAAAGGGCACTCTCATATTCGTATTTATGAAATTGCTTTCGGTGCCGGAGCTCGTTCCCGTAGCCTGACTAATGGCAAATTCACTCAGCTATTTCAGGGTAATAGTCCTGACTGGTCTTATCCCGGTGATAGAGATTTCAAATCTAACGATATGTTAAGTGTGCAGATACATCACCTCAAAATTAGTAATGAAGTATCTATACATTTAGCAAACAAAGAATTATATAATCTTGCAATCTACTATCCTGAGATTGAAGATTATATCTCACTTGAAGAACAAGATGACGATGAGGATTAAGGACATAGACATATATCGTTTGTTTTCTGAACTTGTACAGAATCCAAGTTCAGATAACCAATATCGCGTCGCGAGTATTTCGCCTCTTATTCCACATAAGATAGGTTGCTCCGAAGAAAACTACCCTATGTTTTTTGTCGAAACTTCCGACAAAAAAATGCAAAACGATATAAAGATGGAGTATTTTAAAGTCCTCTTTAATCGTAAATGTCAATGGGCAACCACTGACGGCAGCAATGAAATTAAGAAGTACACCATAATTCAACTTAATTCTCATGTGCCCGAATTACAACGCTATTTTCTCGAAGTAGTCTTGTTGGTTCTTTTCAAATTAGCCCCAGTCCCTCAAAATAGTGCTGTACGCGAAGAAATCCTTAATATCATTAATCTTTTTGCATCCTCCAAAGAAGTATCGAAAGATATTATTGTAGGGCTTTGGGCAGAATTATTTGTTATTGACCAATCTAAAGACCCTAATTATCTTCTTGCGTCATGGCACGTAACCCCTGAAGATAAATATGATTTTAATGACGGGGAAAGTAAGATAGAAGTTAAGGCAACCACTGGAGAAAAACGCGCTCATGCCTTTTCTATTGATCAATTAAATCCTAATCCGCATTCGGATTTGATTATAGCTTCTATTCTTATTCAACAATCGGGTATTGGTGAAAGTATAATGAACCTCATGGATAAAATATATCCACGAGTCACAGATCTTGACCTGCAATACAAATTGCAAAGCATTGTTTTACAGACAATAGGCACAAGTTGGGATGAAGTATCGCGCATGTTTTTTGATTATGATTATGCCCGATGCACGTACAGACTATTTGCAAGTGCTGACATACCGGCTATTGACAAATGTAATGTTCCGCCACAAGTTTCTTCCGTCAAGTTTGTTTCTGACCTCAGTGGAGTTGAGCCTATTTGTGAGAACTCTTTAACGAACTTGCTACATAAATCATTATAATGGCTATTGTATATCCCAAAGGTGCACAACTCACCAAGATTTTTCTTGATGGATTTGATCATGCGTTAAAGCCTGAGGTTATAACGGATGGAAACCCATTGTGCATTCGTTTTGCGGATATAGTTTACAATATATACCTCAAATGTATTTCATGGAAGGGGAAACCTTATCCCGAAAACGATACGAGAGCACAACTCCCTTCGCGTCCCGAATTTGAACATTTCAAATCCTCGGATGACAGATTTCTTTTTTTAGGTTACGACCCTATTTGCGATGTATTGGTTTGCTGGAATCCGACTATGGTTAAAGCACGGTTGAATCGTAGTTCTTATGTTTCTTTTTATAGCAAACGAAACCTACAAGAAGAAGTCCAAGACGGAAAGACTGTTACCGCACATTTATCAAATGGTGATAAATACGTGCTTTTCAAGAGAAATGATATTGCGGCATTTCTTTCTATGATTGAAGTGCATTTCCCTTCATTAAAACAGGGTAATCCTGAAACCGTTTCAGAGACTCCTTCTTCAAATATAACCACGAAAGGAGTTTCAGTTGTAGGCATCCTTGATGCTATTGAAAACGACAAGTCTGTAGAGAACTTTGTCGACCACCTATTCCCAAATCATACTGTTTTGGAAATTGTTGCCAAATGTTTTAATCAATTTGGCGATAAATACCATAATATGAGATTTCAAAATTGGGGTTCATTAATCAGTTCATACCTTAACAACCATGGCGAAAAGAGTTAATTGGCAAAGAGGCGAGTATCTCCTGGTCTTGGGTCTTTATTTGAAGTTACCGTATTTAAATGGCGTAGTCCCTACACCTAAAGATGTAGTACAAATCATTTCTGATAAATACGGTATTAGTCGCACTGTTGACTCTATCAGAATGCGACTCAATAACTTCATGTCATGCGACCCTGAAAAATTAACGCAAGGTATCAAGGGACTTGATTCCGGCAAAGAATATTGTATGCCATATTGGAACGAATGGAATAACAATCCTGTTGGTCTTCAAGAAGAAATTAGCAAGATTCTTGCCACTGCAGATCATGCTGTTGTCCCATCACTGGAACTGATTTCAATTTTTCCTGATTCTCCTACATGGACTAATTTTGAACTTTCTGTTCTTATCCACCTGTGTCGTACGCGTATACCTGCCGATGAAACACATCCTATGGTTAAGTTTTATTCATTGTGGTTTGAAAAGCCTTTAGATGAAACGGTTGTCCTACTCAACCATTTCTCTAATCTCTTCCATCACACATTTGCACAGGACTCTACTTCGTTAAATCACATCGCTGAAGATTTCTTCTCTGAATACGTAAAAAACAAGGACTCTTATAGCTTTGCAGGTAAATTATATTGGGAAGCTGCTCTTGAAAAATCTGTTGATGTTCTCTCAGATATCGACATTCCTAATTTTACTGAGACAATAGACACCATCGAATCGGAAGACCCTGTCTCTAAATTGGTAGAGGAGTTAACGTTACAAGGTAGCAGCCGTATTTCCATTGTTATGGACGCTATGCGTAAATTCCCTGACAAAAACCTTACTTTAGCGCAGTGGTCTGATTTGGTATCTCAATATATTGAAAGTTTCTCAGCCCCTCAGGACGATGTTTCGTCACAATCGCTTTTTCCCGTTAGTTCCTCGGCTGAGACATTACAATCTGAATCCGACAAAGAAAAACATGTACAAGGAAAGCGAAATAAACCTCGCTTGAAGATGCGCTCTATCACTCTTGAAGGTCAGGTGATAGAAGAATCTAATCCTACTCAAATGTTCGTCGAATTTATCGAACTCATTGGAGCTGATAGCGTCTACGACATGAAGATTCCTTATCGTGGGGTAACATTAGTCGATACCAAGCCTACTCCAGGCTATGAAAAATCTTCCAAGCCTGTTGGAAACGGCTACTATGTCGGAACAAATAGTAGTACACAAGAAAAGATTTCTACTATGCAGGAAATTGCAGACTATTTCAGTATGGACTTGCAAATAGAACGCTACTATAAAAATAAAGATGAATGATTATGGAGTTGCGGCATCGCCGTCGGGCTATTGCGGCAAGCCGTCAAGCCTAAGGTCTTGACCCATTCGGGCTGTCTATCCCTAACTCATACGCGAGCTTCGGCACCACATTGTGGATCCGAGGCTCGCTTTCTATTTGGACTTGTCGCCCCGGCGATGGCCACCAGTCGCAGGAATAGGATTGCACCGTTCATTATGCCCCTTTGAGGGAGAGGATTACCAACTCTATGACCCTGCTCCATACGTTTCTTCGACTGTCGTATTGGGGCGATTTATCTCCTGAGCTTCGTCTGTCGGGCTTCATTGTTGTGCGTTCCGCTTTCGCCGTAGTGATTACTTCACGGTGTTGATGAGTATTTGAAAGAGCGGTTGGACGTTCGCCGTCAAAGATGCCCTTCGGGTTACGCAGTTCATAATTTTGCCGAGACGTTTGTCGAGGAACTTTACTTGTAAACACGCACGGAGGCACATTGTATTTACATCGCGAAGTTAGCGGCTTTATCTACGCTCGTCAAGGGCAAGACACGTTCCCTGCAACAATCTTCCTTTTTTTAGTCTACGCCGAAAAAAAGAGTATTGTCTGGTGAACCCTTGTCGGCTAACGTGCCTGCGGCACTGATGGGTCAGCCGCATATTCTGCAATGTAAAACAAACGCGCCCCGGCGCACAGTAAAAACCCTCTAAAACTTCAAAATCATGACCCACGTAATGAACATCTTCGGCAGCTCTCTCAACTCCAACCGCTCCCTCAAATACTATTCGGTAGAAGTAATCACTTTCGACGGCGACAGCTACACAACAGAGGTTGAAGCCCGTAGCGCAGAAGAAGCCCAGGAAATCGCAGCTTCCCAATACGACAACGTCGACTACACTATGGTGCAGGGCTGCTTCGCAGGTTGGTAATCCTTCCTCCCTCAAAGGGACGGCTGTCCGCCGGGGCAGCCTTTTCCCTATCGGGCATTTTCGGCTGCTCTCGGCATAGTCAAGCGAGCTTGCCTCTGCTCTCGCTGGCACGAAAATTCTCCCTGCTCATTTATAGCAATCGCCTCCGCTTTCATTTGTCTACCGGCTCTCAGTTCACACTCTAAGCCGGACTGGAACGCCACCGCCCCCGTGGGTCGGGACAGAGTGGTGTTCAGCTCCCGATTGTCGCTTCACCGTTCATTGGCCGCTCCGCAGTCGGCAGAGTTCTTCGGAAGATGATCACCGGCATTTCCATTGTTTCGGAGTGACTGTATTGTCTATCGTCCATTCGGCAGATGCGGAGAGAATAGGCATTTGCCGAGTTCCACTCAACCCTCACCGCCACGCCGGCAGTAGGCAGGTGCATCGCATATCATCATCGGCAGTTCCAATAACCTTGTTTCGTGTCAGACGGAATCCATCTTCGTTCGAGAGGTTAGACTTCCGGGAGCGACGGCCTTAACTCGGCCTTTGGCCGAAGTTTATGGTGTAGAGTTTATGGTTTATAGCCGCTCCGCGCTTTGAGCAGGTGCATCGCATCTCTCAGCTCTCATCTTTCATCTCTCATCTGCGCGAAGCGCACCTTGTCCTTGCCCCGACCTTGAACGCCGTACCGCCGCACTTGCTGTCCCCGATAAGTACGGAGTGAAAGCCGGGCTCGCCAACGGGGCGCGGTTTGGCTATGTCCCCTGCGGTTAGTTTCCTTTGCCTTGAATTGTTTGGGGAGTGAACCGAGGTCTATTTTTCCTGTACAAAGTTAGGTCGCCAACTCAACTTCCCGACGGCTCACTAAAACCGCTCCGCTATTTCCACGACAATTTTACGAAAAATGGCAGTCGCTCATTTTTAGCCGCTCCGCTTAAAATTCTCTATGAAATTTTTGTTCGGTCTCAAACAGCTTCCCACTTGATTGTACCGTAAAAATTAAGAGCCTCGGCTCACTTGTCAAACCCCAAACACTTCAAAATCATGGCAAAGAAAACTAAAAAATCCGCAGAAAACATCGCAGCTCAAACCGCAGCTCCCGCCGTCGAGACTACTCCGGCTCCCACTCCCAAGCTCATCGTGGCTCAACGCAAGTTCGACCGCTGGTACGTCTACTTCAAGGGCGTGGCCCCCAAGGACAACGTCGGCTGCGGATGCAAGACCGCCAAGAGCGCGATGCGCTACATGCACCTGCTCAAAGCACGATACGGAGCGACTATCTCCCAAAACATCTACGAACGCCTCCAGTTCGAGGCAGCAAAGGAGGGTTGACCTCCTTTGCTTTCTCTCCCGAAAGTCTAACCTCCAATTCGCACTACGATGAAAGAATATATCTGCTACACGAAACTAGGTCACTGGACCTTTTACGCCGACAACGATATTGACGCTATGCGCCTGGCCTTGTTCTACTGCTGGCGCGACGGCGAGGACTTCGACAGAGTGGAACTCGGCAAATATTCCAATTCATACACTCTCCGCATCTGCCAAATAGACAACAGAAACTCAATACAAACACTTTAATCCCCGAAACAATGAAAAAGTACGAAATGCCTTACTCGTTCATCTTCACCGATGAAGAACTCTGCGACCTCTGGAGTTACTACCGCCGCATATCGCAGATTATCCGCAACGTGGAACTGCGCCATTCCCTCGTCATTACCGACGAGGAGGCTCACGCCGGAGCGCACTTCCGCGCCCGCGCCCTTCTCGCCGAGGCTCAACGCCGCGAGTCGCTGAAAGGCAACGCTCTCATGCCGGCGGAGATGCCGCCGTTCGAGACTGTCAGGATATTGGGCGAATATTAGCCCAATATCCTCTCATCCGAGGTTGACCCCTCCGGGGTCAGCCTCTCTTTCTGTCTTTTCCGAGCCACGACTGCAAATATAAATTTGCAGCATGGCTCATCGAATTACATACAAGCCTTCAGGCATAATCTTCTCACACGCTATCGGCGACATTGTTATAGATGTCGACGGCTCGTTTGTCGATGTCAAACTAACCGGCCAAGGCAATACCGTAATACTCGCCGAGCGTTACTACGCCTACGGCGGCAGGGTAACGCTCTACGACCTCGCTTCGCTCATCGAAGCGCACATGCGGCCATCGGCAGAGCCTTATGCCGAACTGACGCTCAAAGTGTTCTCCGACACAGAGAACAACAAGGCCGACTCCTGCTTGTTGCGCGTCATCTATTGCGACCGTTTCGCCGCAAATCCCGACATTGACACTTTTCTCTCCGAGAATTTCCTTACGACTCTCGCCATGCGCCGTGTCGCCACCGGCTCCACCGCTTCATTGTTCCTGTTTGCACAGCAGGGCGAGAGTCTGGAATACTCCGTCTCATTCGCTTTCCGAAAGTCCGACTCCGAGGCTCTTTACCGCCACGCCTTTACCCTCGACCGCGGCAAGACTGCCGCAGCCTCGGGTGTCGTTCAGCTCAATATCGCCCAGTCAACCATCATCGCATCAGCCGCATCGTTCGCACTCGTGCGTCTCGGCGAAGTAATGCTGCTGTCGTTCACCGTCCGTTGTGGCCAACGCTCCGTGTCCTTTTTCATCGACCCGACGCTTTCGGACGCTGACGATTTCTGTTTCCGCAACTGCTTCAACGTGTGGGACGTCGCCACTTTGCCGCTTGTCACCAAGGCAAAGACCGACGTGGAACGCTCGCTGGCCGTCATCAACGGCAGCTCGCGTTTCTATAATCAGACAACGGCAAAGACATACGAAGTTGAGACCGGGCCGCTCACCTCGGACGAAGCCGAGTGGATCGACCAACTTTTCGCCTCGCACGATGTGTTCCGCATCGAACGCGACGCGACCAATGAAGCCGACCCGGTTGTGATGGTGCCGGTTCTCATCACCGATTCAACCTGCGAAATGCAGGACGGCGACGAGAAACCGAACACCGCCAAATTCATTTGGCGATATGCCGACAACCGCCCGATAGTGCGCTTGTCAGCCTCGCCCGGAATTTTCACATCACCCTACAATATCGTCTACTCGTAACTCATCAACTCGTAACTCGTCAACTCGCAACAATGGCTCGCTCAATCCACATATCTACCGCTCGCACAATGCTGAACTCAGGTGACCCTGTCGATATTTCAGTATGGAAATCCGACGGCTCTATCCTGGAACTCCGTAACGTCATTTCACTCCGTTACTCGTTCTACGGCGGCTGGCGCAATATTAAGTTGCTTGCCTCCGGCGAGTGCCGCCGCATCCGCGACTGCTGCATCTTCCGCGTCAACGACTTGGAAGTTTTTCTCTAACGTTCAATTTCTTCGCTATGCTTGAAATAGACTTTCTTAATTTTAACTCCGTCGAGACGCTGCCGGGCTATGAAGCCCGTGCCGCGTTTACTGTCAACTCGGCCTCCGTATTCAAGGAGGACGTTGACATCGTGCCGACCATCGTAGACGATAACCTCTCTTATGTGCCGTGGGGCAGCGACAACCAAATGCCGTTCGACTTGCTCGCGCTCGTCGAGAAAGACGAAACTTTGGCAACCTGCCAATGTTTCAACGCCGAGGTCTGCTACGGATCCGGGCTGCAATATTGCACCACCGAAACCTCCGCCGCCGTCAAGTCGGAAGTCGAGGACTTCCTGCTTGACAATGACCTCGCCGCTTATTTTCTCGGCATTTGTCAGGACTTCAAACACTTCGGCTTCGCCGTCAGTGTTATCTTTCTCAACGAGGACGGCTCGCGCATCGTCCGTCTGTTGAGAAAGGAAGCCTGCTATTGCCGCTTCACACCGGCTGACTCGCACGGTCGTATTTCAAAAATCCTTTACGCCAACTGGCGAAAGTCTATCTCGTCGCGCAGCGACATCGAGGAAATCGACCTGCTCGACCAGACTTCGCCCTGGCGAGATTTGCAAGACAAACTCGCCAAGAAGTCGAAAACGCGGAAATTTGCTATCGTCAGCCGGATTCCAACCGTGGACTCCACCTATTACCCCATACCTTATTATGGCTCGCTGTTCCGTGGTAAGTGGTACAACATCAAGCAGCTCATCGGAATTGCAAAGGAGGCGAAGCTCCGCAATTCCGCTCCTATCAAGTACCACATCGAGGTCGGTGCGAAATATTGGGAGTCAATATTTCGTGCCGAGGGCATTACCGACCGACGAAAGCAACAGGAGCGCATAGTCCGTGAGAAACAATCGATACTCGATTTTCTCACCGGCGCAGAGAACAGCGGCAAAGCCTGGTTCTCCACGTTCTATGTTACGCCCGACGGCAAGGAACAGCACGACGTTGTCATCAACAAGATTGATGACTCGAAAGAGGGCGGTGACTGGGAGACCGACATTCAGGAAGCAATCAATATGATATGCTTTACTATGCGGGTGCATAGTAACCTTGTCGGTTCCGTGCCGGGCAAGGCGCAGTCCAACAACAGCGGCTCGGACAAGCGCGAGCTTTACACCATAGCCCAAGCCCTCCAAAAGCCGTATCACGACCTGCTCTTTACCGTGCATCGCATCATTATCCGATTCAACGGCTGGCAGGGCGTACACCCCGAAATCCCCTTTATTCAACTTACCACGCTTGATGAACACCAGGACGCAAAACAGGTAAAACTTCCTAACTCCAATGAAACTGATAACAAGCAATGACGAGTTGCGGAAATATATTCCGAACTCTATCCGCGAGGTCAAAGGCGAAACTCCGCTCTTTGACAAACTCGCTCCATTTCTCGAAAGAGCCGAGCGATGGTTCTGCCACCACTTCGTTCCGGCAGAACTGCTCGACGCCGTAGTTCCCGACGCGGCCCACATCGTTGCTGTCGAGGCATACCGCCTCGCCGTGCCGCAGCTCGACCTCGTACTTACGCCTAACGGTTTCGCTACCGTAGGTACGCAAAACCTTTCCCCGGCATCGAAGATGCGCGTCGACCGGCTCGTTGGCGGTCTGTTGTCGGAAAGGGATAAGGCACTGGCGCATCTGCTTCACAATCTGCCCTCCGTCGAGGGCTGGCCGGACTCACCGCAGGGGCGGTGGTTCGGCGCCACGCTGTTTCCGACCCTTGATGTTGTAACCCAACAGTCGGGGGAATCAGAACGACTATGGGACAAGTATTGTGAAATGCGCCCGCAGTTGATTGACCTCGAAGCAAGCCTCTCGGAAGAATGGCTGTCGCCGGAACTGATGTCAGCGCTCCGCTCCGAGAACCTGCGCGGAGATCTGACCGAAAAGAGGAGCGAGATTGTCAGGCAGGTAAAAGCGCAGGTCGTGGGCTACCTGCGGTCGGGGTCGTTCAACTCCCGTAGGCTCGCGGATATTGTCAACTATATCCGGCTGAATCCTGAATTTTTCGGCGAATGGCATCAGTCGGAAACCGCGAAGCTGTTTGCGCCGCCGGTGTTCCGCAATGAAAAGAAGGCTCATGGCTACTTCTTTTAGCGGTGTCGGGGCATTTCGGCAGTCGGTGAAGCTGCGTCGCAAGGGTCATTTGTCGGTCATACCGCATTGGAGTTATGGCACGAGACACTGATTTTCCTATGCGAAGTTAGAATGTGCGTCGGCAGGTCAAGGGCAGGTTTGCGCTCCGCGTTCCTCCGTTCTTCGCTCCGTTGCAGAACGGCAATCACCCTTGACTCTTTCCGCCTCCTATGCACATTCTTTGATTTGCACGTAAAATCTAAAGTGCTTCGGCACATAACTCTAAATCAATACGATATGATACTTCCCGACAAACGCCCCAAAGAGAGCGACTTCGCAAACATCACCGACTACTCGCTGACATGCCCCGACGGTGCAAGAAAGTTCTTCGCTTTCGTTCACTTCACCGATGACTCCACCTGCCTCTGGTCAAACATCTTCACTCGCAATCGCTCATTCGCAACATTGCTTGTGATAGAAAAATTCGGCGACTGCCTCGAATACATCAGCGGTATAAATATCCACGAACAGGAGTATTGAACGACCCGACCCGAGCCTCACCGAGCAATCGGTGGGGCTTTTACTTGTGTAAATCTCAGATTTTTAGTAATTTTGCATCACACCAAAATATTTCTCATATGAAGAAACTACTATTTATTTTAATTTGCGCTGTTTTTGCAATCAGTGCAAATGCGCAATTCAAATTCAAGAGCCTTGATAACAACGATGCTAAAACCACCATTGTTATCACAGATGACAACTTCAAGACAGGTTCTGAAACATGTTGTGCCAAATTCAACAATGACGGCAAAACATACGATGCTACATCTATGGTTACTACGCAAGAGGGTAACAAGATGTCTGTAACAATGACTTTTAAGAGAATGACTGTATTTAATAATACTTCCGTTACTCTTACAATCAATGGGCAACATGTAAATGTTCCCATTGACTTGACAGAAATTGCAAGTCAACTCACTGGATATAAACTTTTGATTCCATAAACCATCACGTTGTCTTTTCCGCATAGAGTGCTTTACCGTACTTTCGCAGTACGTTAAAGCACTTTTTTATGCAGACAATCTCGATTAACTTCATCGTGCCGCAGGGCTGGCACGAACTTTCCGATAAACAGCTTCGCTATGTTTATCAACTCATTGCTTCCGAGTATGCCGCGGACGAGATAAAGACCTTGTGCTTGCTCCAATGGAGCGGCACAAAGGTTATTGGCCGTCAAGAATCGGGAGCGTATCTGCTCAAAAAAGGAAAATTCCTTTTTGAGGTAACGCCGCTGACCCTCGCCGAGCTGCTGCCGCATCTCGAATGGCTCGGCTCGCTGCCGACCGTTCCCGTTCGGCTCTCCAAAATCAACCGACAACACGCTCTCCCGGCTGACTTCTCCGAAGTGCCGTTCGAGACCTTCATCATCTGCGATAACCTCTATCAAGGTTATCTTACCACGCAGGACGATGTACTGCTCGACCAACTCGGAGCAACGCTCTATGGCAAGTCCATGACTTTCAAGCCATACGAGCGCATCAACATCTTCTACTGGTTCGCCGCGCTCAAAGATACCTTCTCGCGCAAGTTCCCGGATTTCTTTCAGCCGATGGCCGATGCCGCCACCGGCGGCAACCTGCTCGGCTCATCCTCGCCCTCTGTCGAGGACGCGATGAACGCCCAGATCCGTGCGCTCACCAAGGGCGATGTCACAAAAGAAGCCGAAGTCCTCGCGCTCGATACACACCGCGCACTCACCGAGCTTAACGCCCAGGCTCGCGAATACAAGGAACTCAACGCCAAAATCAACTCCAAATGAACGACTCATCAACTCATAGCTCTTCCACTCGTCTACTCGGAACCTGGGATGCGGCGCCTTTCTTTGAAAGCCTTACTGCATCAAACCGACTTGCACAGGCCGAAGGCTTCACCTTCTGCCGTGTGTCGGGCCTTGACGGCTTCGAGGAAGCGGTCAACGCCATGCAAACATCAAATGCTTTCGTTTGCGTAAGCGATATTGCCGACGGCTATACCGAGTTGAACAACACGCCGCGCACCCGTCGCGTCAAAACCGTGTTTTTCGCTATGCGCCACGCCGCCGAAGATATGTCGGCTCGCTCCGAGTGCATGGAGACCATGCGCGAGTTGTTCCGGCAGTTCATGTCTCGCTTACTGCCCGAAAAGGTCAGGCTCGAACAGAACTGCATCTACCTTGACCCACGAATATCGTTCAACGAGATTGACCGATATTTTTTCAACGGAGCAGCCGGAGCATACTTCCAAATCGCCGTCGATTGTTTCTCCGATTTAAGATACAACCCCGATGAGTGGCAATGACAAGGAACAGTTGGAGGCTCGCCGTAAATACGTCAGAGCCTTCAATGCCACGATGGTGAAAATTTGGCGCGAGCAAATCGCCCTGCTCGGTGCTGTCGACACCGGAGCGCTATACCGCTCAACGGTCGGCATATCTATGACTGCCGACGGCAAATTTATCGACATCACCCTCTCACAAGCCTTTAATACTTACGGCTTGTTCGTTGACTATGGCACAGGGCGCAACACTCCGCGAGGTAACTCCGGCGACATTGGCCGTGCCAACGGTCGCAAGCGTAAACGCTGGTTCTCTCGCAAGTATTTCGCCTCCGTCATGAACATTCAGGAATTTTTCGCCGACAATGTCGGCCAGGAGTTCTGCCGAGCCGTCTCCAACGCTCTCAATCCAGACATTATGCGTCGCTCCGTCACTCTCTGAGTGTCTTTTCAGTCGCATTATCATAGCCATAACTTTGCTGTATAAATCAGCATCGTTATGGCTATCGACACAAAATCAATATCCCAACTTATCGCCGAGTTCCGGAAGTTACAGACCAAAGACTCCATCACCCCGGAGTCATTGGGCTACATCCTCCAACGTCTTGCAGACCTTCTCGCCACGGCAGGTACTTCCGAAACACAAACCATCATCGCCAACTGGTACAACACTCTGAAAAATGCAGACCATACGGCCATCAATAAACTGCAACAAGGTTCTGCCGACCGCAACTTCATCAGACTGTCGAACACATTTATTGACCTGCTAACAGGTCAGCAAATGACTAACGAGAACGCCACAATCATCAAACAGGCCACGACCGAACGCGCAGGAGCTATGCGTGCGCAGCAGGTCACAGACCTCAACAACGCACGCCGAGCCGTTGCCGAAATTCAGAAAATCCTCGAAAAGGTGCAGATTAAACTCGGCATGACCGACGGCTCGAAAGGTCTGTATAACTCCGCACAGATTCAGGTAACAGCCGAGAACGGACTTCTGCGGCTCTACGGAGCGCAGCAGCTCATAGCCGACGGCTATGTGCCATACCTTTTCCGGCTTACGCGCAAGCGCAACCCGTGGCACGACAAAGTCGCCATTGAGGCCGGGGCATCCCCAAAGAAATACTGCGACAAGCGCAAGGGCTGGAATCTGTTCGGAACATACTACATGGTGAAGATTGCTTCCGGCAATCTCCTTACATTCAGCACCAATCAGCATCACGACCTTTGCACGCAGCCACAGGAGTATTCCTTCGAGCCGTCGGCCCTCGTCATTCCGCATACGCGCAAGGACGGTACACCGTGCATCGGGTGGGGCCGCTCGGTAATTTCATTGCTCGACCCCAAGAAACCCACAAAGCACCGCATGATCAGGCTTCGCTTCGCCATCGGCTTCGCTAAGAAAATATTGCCGGGACGCTCGCTCATTACTACGGCTAACCTCGTAAGCTCGCTCGCCGAGTTCTCGGTCATCTACAATCCCGCGACAAAAACATGGAGCTTCGGAAAGTAACACGTATAAAAAAAGATAGCCCTTATGGAATGACCATAAGGGAGTGCTATCTTTTATACTTCGTTCCGATAGCCCTGAGGTTAAAAACCTGCGGAGATGCTATCACACATACGCCGGCACAGATAGCCCACAAGGGAAATGCTATCCCGCATCTGTCAGAGGTATCCACATTTCTCAGCTTGGCTTCACTTACGTTCAGAGGTGTCCGGTTCAATTAGTCTGGTTTCACTTAACAATACGCGAAATTACAAAATTTCTTCCACATACACAATACCTTATAGCTCAATTCTTATGGAAATTCGCAAACATAAACCCACGATTACGCTTCTTGCCGCAATCTTTCTGATTGCCATTGGCAGCGGTCTGCTCATCGCAGGTTTTATCGTGCCGCCGCCCGGCGAAATCCATAATTCGGTGCTCGTCGCCTTCGGCGAAATTCTGACTTTCGCGGGCGCGGTGTTCGGCATGAAATATCATTACCAGTATGGTAATTCCAATCCAAACCATAATCCCAAAGACCATGAGGAAAATCAGTAAAATCATTATCCATTGCTCCGCAACCCCGGAGGGCAAGGACTTCACCGTGCAACAGATACGTCAGTGGCACACCACACCGAAACCAAAGGGCAACGGCTGGCGCGACATCGGCTATCATTACGTCATCTACCGCGACGGCTCTGTTCATCCGGGGCGACCCGTCGAACAGATCGGCGCCCACACTTCGGGCCACAACGCAAACTCTATCGGCATCTGCTACATCGGAGGCTGCGCCCCCGACGGCAAGACCCCGAAGGACACGCGCACACCGGCACAGCGGGCCGCACTCATCCGTCTGGTCGCCGAACTGCGCCGTCAGTATCCTGCCGCCACAGTACACGGCCACAACGAGTTTGCAGCAAAGGCTTGCCCTTCGTTCAACGTCCAAAAAGAGCCGGAGCTATGCGGTCGCTGATATTTCTCCTTGCGCTGGCACTCATCACTTCGTGCCGCTCACACAAGGAACTGCAACAGGACAAATCCTTCGCAGTCGATTCAGTCGCCCGCTCCGAACATCACCGCACAATCGCCACGATTGATTCGGCGATACGCTCAACATCTTTCGACTTCGACACCCTCGAAGTCAGCGTCGAGCGTCCGACGGCATACGCCGAGAAGCCGGAGGTTATTCGGCTCAAAGCCATAAAGGGGCGCGTGATAGACAGCCGAAAGTTGAAACATAATCAAGTCGAGCACTACAACCGCCTCGATACAGTGGCTTATAAGCAATCGGCGGTCGAGTCCTCGGCTGAACATTCGGCTACGACGCGCCTCTATAATCCGCCTAACGGCACAGCAGTAGCCATCATCACAATTCTTGTGATTGGTTGCCTGATATACGTTTTCTATCGAAAACGCTAAACATTAGTCAGTAGTAGTTTTTCATATTTTCGCAGAGCGAGTTGCCCGAGAGGGTAGCTCGTTTTATTTATCGCGTTCATCTTTATTGACCCTCCCGGCTGGATGCGTATGGCGGCTTACACACACCTCCCTGCGTTCTCCGTTTGATGCCTACATCCTTCCAAGTCCGAGCATTTTTGGCCGAGGCTCCGCTTCTCTCCGCTTCGGCTAAAAACCGCTGCGGTTTGCGGGTCGATAGATTGCGCCCGCCGTCTGCATTACGCTTTGCGCCGCCACCCCTCCTGCGTCGGGGGTTGGCCCGCTCCATTGCGACTATGGTTACAAACTATCTTTGGCAGCTTCATTACAGCTTTACCCGACACCGCTCCTGCGTCACGGTGTCGGGCCGCTTCCATTTCGCTGCCAACCCGCAACCTCCGCTTGCTTTTCCGACTTGTAAGGACAGGCATCCGCACTCCGGCCTTCGGTCGGCGCAAGCCGCCATACGCAACCATCCTCCCACCCATAAGTGGACTGATGAACGCACGGTGTTTAGCCCGTGGCACTCGTCATTGAACGCCCCTTGTGGGGCATAGCGGATTATTCGCCGAGGGCAGGAAGTAGGCGGCTTCGATTGTTTTCCCCACCCGGAGCGTGGCTTCCGCTATGGCTTTCGACCGCTCATTCCCTCAGTCGCTTGCATCCCTGTCATCGCCGGCTCCGAGCATTTTTGGCCGAGGCTCCGCTTCTCTCCGCTTCGGCTAAAAACCGCTACGGCCTTCGGGTCGATAGATTGCAGCCTCCATTCGCTCCAGTCCTCCGTGACTTCCCTCGCAAGCTGCGGGTTCACTGCGGCTTCCACTCCCTGCGGCCACAAACTATCTTCACACTTCCATTCCCACTTTACCCCCGACACCTCCGGCTGCGCCTACGGCGTCGGGTTCGTTCCCATTACAGTGTGCCCCGAAACCTCCGCTTGCTATTCCGAGCCGTCGATAATGGGCTGCCGCGCTCCTTCCTCCATTACGCACCTGCGCCATACTGACAGCCACACTCCTCCCACCCATAGGGGGAAGAAGCCGCCTACATTCCACGCCCTCGGCACGTTCCTCACCGTCCATCGTCTGCGACGCCCACATCATACGCCCTTGCAGGGCAGAGCGGATTTATCGCCGTCGGCCAATGGCAAGGGCAAGATTGCTCTCCCCACCCGGAACGTGGAGTATGCCGTCTTTACACACCTCCCTCCGTCAGTCGCTTGCGCCCCCGATAACGCCAAGCCCGAGCATTTTTGGCCGAGGCTGCGCTTCTCTCCGCTTCGGCTAAAAACCGCTGCGGTTGCCGGGACATAGATTGCGCCCTCCGGCTCGGCCTCCGCTTTTCCCCGACACCCCTCCTGCGTTGGGGTGTCGGGCGCGTATGCCAATCCTGCGGCCACAAACTATCTTTGACGGCTACGCTTCGCTCCGCTGTCAACCCGAAACCTCCGCTTGCTTTTCCGGCTTGTCAACGCCATGCCGCTGCTCTCCCTCCTATGGTCGGCGCAAGAGTGCAATCTCCACGTTCCTCCCACCCGCAGAGGCGGCAGTCCTTGCCGTTTAGTCCACAGGCTTCCTTGATTATACGCCCACCCCAGGATGGACGGTGCGCCGATGCACTGCTACACTACGGCAGACGGCCAACCGCTTCACTCACTCCGAGTTTGCCTACGGCTTAGGGCAAGGGCAGGTCGGCAGACTCTCAAACCGCGAGCGGATTTGAGAGACAGCCTGTCGCTCCACTTCGTTGCACGACACCTGCCGATTGCTCTAATCCTGATGTAGGCACTCCGAGTTCCCTACGCTCCTTTGTCCGTCTCACCTCCATTTCGCGCCGCATCGTCATCACCGCACATCGCCATCATCTGACCCCTTGACTTGATAAGTTGTATCAAGTGCAAGGGAGAGCGGCTCTGTCGCAAAGGTCAATTTCCACGTTGCGGAAATTTGACCTTCACGGCAGCGATTTTACCGCGCAATGGGGGTCGCTCCGTGGGGGTGGTTCTGCATATAACGGCAGGGCGAGAGAGGGCGAGGGCGAAACGCTCGAGGGCGGTGGGGGGTGTGCAAAGCCCCTACGGGGGCAAGCCCCCGTAACCCCCAACTCCCTCATTCTTCGGTCGTTACATCTCGCAACCCTTTACAAATATCAAGAATTTGTAAAAAGGGACCCGCGCGAGATGGCAAATTTGCCTGAAAGTCAAATTTTTAAGGCTCTATTTTGGCGGGGCCCATCGGCTTGCAGCCGCCCGTCAAAATCGAGGCCGGTTCGTTCCTTCCCGGCACCCTCCCGTCGGCCCTGTTCCTGCCCGACACCAACCCTTTACCGTCTTTTCTTTATCGAAAAGCCGTGGCGATATTTGCAGGGAACACCTACAAATATCGTATATATCAATGGCAAATTATACTTCAACCGCCAATGTGGTTCTCTCCGTCAACGGCAAGCAAGCGCAGAAGATGCTCTCGCAGCTTGAAAAGGATGCCCGCCGTCTGGAGAAACAGATTGCCGCCGCGGCAAAGGCCGGTGACAAGGCCACGATGAAGAAACTCCAGCGTGAGCTGAACTCAACAAAGCGCATGATGGACCAGTTGAAAGGTTCTTCGGCAAGTGTCGACCAAACGCTCCGACGCCTTGACAAGGCTTCGCCCAAAGAGTTGAACAAGGCTCTCAGAACCTTGCAGCAGCAACTCAACGGCATCCAACGCGGCACCGCCGCTTGGGATGCGCATGTAGCCAAAATCCGTGCCGTCAAGGCGGAGCTGCAAAAGGTCAACGCCACTCTCGCCACACAGAAGTCTATGTGGTCGAGGATGAACACGTGGCTAAACAATTGCCAAACGGCTATCATGGCTTTTGCCGCCGCCGTGACAGGGCTTGTGATGGCCGGACGTAAGGCCGTGCAGTCTTACGCCGACATCGAGGAGTCTATGGCCAACACCATCAAGTACACCCGAATGACCGCCGCCGAGGTTGAAGAACTCAACGAGATCTTCAAGGGCATGGACACCCGTCTTGCCCGGGAGCAGCTGAACCTGCTCGCCCAGGAGGGCGGACGACTCGGCTACAATACTGTCGCCTCCGTCCGCGAGTATGTCGAGGCCGCGTCGATTATCAACGTGGCGCTCGTCGACCTCGGAGAGGGGGCCACGCAGACCATTGCCAAGCTGTCTAACATCTTCGGAATGGAGCAGATGTATGGTGTGCGTGACTCTATGCTCAAAATCGGCTCGACGGTCAACCACCTCTCGCAGAACTGCACCGCCGCCAAGCCTTTTATCGTGGAGTTCGCGCAGCGTATGGCCGGCATCGGCTCGACCGCCAAAATGACTATCCCCGAGATTATGGCTTTTGCCGCGACGCTCGACGCGCACGGTCAAAAGGTGGAAATGTCGGCCACGGCATTGCAGCGTACCATTATGGAGCTGTTTAAGAAACCTGCCGAAATGGCGAAAAAGGTAGGGCTGGAAACCAACTCTTTTATTGAAACGCTCAATAAAAGCACCACGCAAGGCGTGATGATGTTCCTCGAAGCCTTCGGCAAACTGGGAGAGGACAAGGCTCTGGCCGTCCTGTCGCCGCTGTTCCAAGACCTCGGACTCGACGGCGCCCGTGTGTCGTCGGTACTCTCCAACCTTTCCTCCCACCTCGACTTCCTCCGTTGGCAAATGGGCGAGGCTGCCGAAGCGTTCCGCGAGGGCACGTCGGCCTCCAACGAGTACGCCATTTTCAACAACACCGTGCAAGCATCTATCGACAAGGCGCGTAAGCGCGTGTCGGAGCTTGCAATCGAACTCGGAGAAAAGCTCTATCCGCTGATGAAGCACATATATACTTCATCGTCGGTGTTCCTCCGTGTGCTCAATACCCTTGTGTCGTTCATCATCGCCCACCGCAAGGCTATCGCTAATGTCGTTACCGTCATCGCAGCCTATTACGGGTGGATTGTGCTTGTCAAGACGGCCACCGTGGCGTGGAACGCCGTTGTAGGCATCGGCAAGGCCGCTATGGTGGCATACCGCACGGCAATTATCCTCGGGCGCATCGCCGTTATCGCTTTCACGCAGGGCGTGGGCGCGGCCACACACGCCATGCGCATACTCAACACCGTGGTAAAGGCCAACCCTTTCGGGCTGATCCTTTCGGTGCTCGCCGCCGTCGCAATAGCTGTCAAGGCATTGTGCGACCGCACTTCGGAATATACCAAAAAGATGCGCGAGGCCAGGAACACCGCCGCCAATTTCTCGGAGGAACTTCACAAGGAAATGAAGACCATTGACACGCTCATGGGGCGGCTCGAAGCGGCCAAGAAAGGCACAAAGGCATACAAGGAGGTCAAGGACGAAATCATCAAGCAGTACGGCAAATATCTCAAAGGGCTTATCAACGAGCGCGGAGAAATCACCAACCTTGCCGAGGCGTACAAACGCCTTGCCGCCGCTGCCCGTATCGCCGCCCGGGAGCGGTCGATACAGGTTGCCCGTGAAACCGCCGACGAAACATACCGCGACTCTTTCAAGGAATGGGCGAAGAAGTTGCAGGAGTCGCTTATCGACGAGGGCAAATCCCTGCGTGACGCCGTCCGCATCACAAATCAGGTGGTGTATCAGTTGCAGACCTCCGGCACACTCTCGCAAGACCTTGTGAACGAGCTGCAAGCAATCAAGGGCAACACCTGGCAGAAAAACGGAATGGCGACGCACCCGGTGAACATCGTGAATGAAATGATAGCCGGGCAGACCGAGTATAATGTCACTATGGAGGAAATCAAGGATATAGAGCGCAACGGCAATCCGCTCGCTACATATACCGAGGCGGAACTGCGCCGCTTTATCCGTGACAACGAAGCGAATGTCGATGCCAAACGCGGAGGGCGCATCATACTCGGACTCAACGAGCCTAACCCGACGGTACGCGAGGTGTCGGCAGCGGAGCTGCGCGACTTCCTCGACGAGGCACGGGCCCGGCTGTCGGTGCTCGAAAGCCCGACGCCGGAGGTCGTGGGCGGTAATCCCGACTTTAACCTCGACGACTTCACACCCTACGAGTCGGAGAAAGACCGCAAGGCGAGGGAGGCCGCCGAGCGCAGGGCGCAGGTCAAGGCCCGTAAGGACTTCCGCGATGCCCTCAACGCCACCAAGGGCGACTGGGAGGCGGCTGCTGCGCAGAATATCTCCGACTATTCCGCAGGGTTGAAGCCGTGGTCGCAATTCCTTCTCGACAAATACAATCTCGAAGTAAAGTATTACGAAGACCGCGAGGCTGTCTATCAACGCTTCAATCTTACCGAGGACGAGGATTATCAGGAACTGCTCAAAAAGAAAGAGGAAATGCAGGCCGCGTGGCTCAAACGCAATGCCGCCCTCAAAGTGGACGAGGCAAAGCGTATGCAGCAGTCCGAGGAAACGGACGCGCAAATGGACTTTTACACGCCCGGAAGTGAGCTGTACCAAAAGGAGGAAGCCTTGCAGCAGCGGCTTTTCGACATTCGCATCAAGTATCTCAAACAGATGCAAGCAGCCTACAACGAGGCTTCGGAGGAATGGCACGGCTACAAGGTGCAGATTGAACAGGCCGAGGCAGCGGAGCAGTTGCGACGCCAGAAGTTGCTCGCCCAACGTGTGGCCGAGTGGCGCAAGCAGTATGAATACCGCGAGGCAGCGCAACGCTACGACCTCGAAATGGACTTGATGCTTGAAGCATACGACCGGGGGCTTATTTCCTACAAGGAGTATCTGCAAGCGCAGCGCGACTTGAAGAAGAAGTATGCCGGGGAATACCTGCCGGAGTCGGCAAAGCCTTCCGAGGGATCTGCCGACCGTCAGGCCGTGGCGATGAAGCGCGACCTCGATGTGGTGAAGTCGCTCTACGACCAGGGAATACTTGACAAAAAGCAGTACGAGGACGCAAAGGCGCGTATCGAGAGGGCCTACAACAAGAAGTCGCTCGATGCCGTCCGTAGGTTCGGCTCGACGCAGACAAACCAACTTCTCGACATTTACGAGGCGTGGAAGAATTTCTTTGATGCCACCGAGGAAGACGGCGGCAACTGGGCCACGCGCCTTGCCGCTCTCGCCCAATCGGTGTTCGCTGTTATGGCCGCAGGTATGCAGCAGATGTCGGAGTATATGCAAGCCGAGGCCGACCTTGAAGTCGCAAAGGCTGAAAAGAAGTACGACCGCGAGATTGAGCTTGCGGAGGGCAACTCCTACAAGGTCAAGAAAGCCGAGAAAGATAAGGAAAAGGAGATAGCCAAGATTAAGTCCGACGCCTCGCGCAAGCAGTTCGCAATGCAGGTGATACAGGCCGTGGCGCAGACTGCCACCAACGCCCTCAACGCTTACGGCTCGGCGGCGCAGGTGCCCGTAATCGGCTATATCCTCGCTCCGATAGCGGCGGCTATGG